GTAGACACCCGCCCAGGCCACGGCGACCTCGGCTGCCTCCACGTCGTTCAGGGCTTCGATGTCCGGCCACCGGACTTCATAGATGTCTTCGGTTGCCGGGGGCAGGGCCTTGTGCTTGATCATCCTGTCGACGAACGGCCGTACCATCTGGGGTTCGGCAAACTGTGTCCGCCTGGTCGTGATGACGTTGTCCCAGTTGTCCTTATCCTTGCTCGCCGCCAGGACGCCTTGCTCCGAACCCATGAGGATACGCTTCGGGGTATCGGACCCCACGGCCACCAGGGTCATGAGGGTGTCCACCGGTCCCTGGATGTCCGCCACCGACATGGCCAGCTGGTTGACCTCCAGCCCGCGCCCTGCCACATACCGGCGCATGTTGTTGACCAGCTCGTCCATCTGGGACTTCAGGTCCGCCTTGTCCTCCGGGGTGATCTTCAAGTCCTTGTCGATGGACACCACCGTCGGGGGATTGGCCCGGACCCAGAACGCCTCCGCCCCACCGCCCGCCACCTTGTCGATGTCGTCAATGCGGTTCCACACCCTGCGCAGTCTGGGCTGCCCGAGGATGTCGTCGTCCAGGAGGTTGTCCGCGATGTGAAGGACACGGGACCAGTGGACCAACGCCGACCGGCTACTACGCCCGGTGCCGGTGGTCTTGGCCCCCAGCCTCTGGAACTCGTAGATCAGGGGGAGTCCGAACCTCGCGTCCTCGAGCTCGGTCACGGTGTTCTTCACGGTGACGTCCCGCTGGCTGAACGGCTGGAGGAACACCACCTGCTCGGCGCTCATCGTGGGTGGTAGCTCCTGGTCCAGTTCGCCAGGTGCCCCGATCAGCAGGCAACTGAACTGGCCCAGCCCCGCCAGGATGTCCGCACGCTGGAACCGGGACACCACGTCCAGCCGGATGACCATCTCCTTCCACGCCTTCTCCAGGGCGGTCTCCACGTCCGGCTTCTGGTCGTCCACGATCTCGAACCCGTCGGACCAGGTTGACCGTGGCTTGGCATCCACCACCCTGCCGGCCACCTCGCCCCGGTCGTACCGGGTTCGGTAGTCCTCGGGTGTGAGGTCACGCTTGTAACCGAGAGCCTTATACAGGTCCCGCTCACCCCCGAACGATATGCCTGCCGCGTTGGCCAGGCCGATCCGGTTGGCGAGGGCACTGGCAAGGCTCCTGAATCCCCATCCGTCTCCGCTTACTTTGTCAGTCATGGCGTCCCTGTTTTTACCATAGCATCAGGCCCTCGGCATCGGGCTCCTCGTCAATGATCGAGTTGAAGGCGCAGCTTGTCCCGTCCACCTGGTCGTCGTGCTCCCCCGTTGGGAACACCGCCAGCTCGTCCAGGTACCTGCGGTTCCACAGCCCTGCGACCAGCTTCACGTTGCGTGCCTCGGCCTGCCCTCGGAAGGGTCGGGCGCGGCCCACCTTGTCCGCCTTGTTGACAATGACCTCGCCGTAGTCGAACCCCCGCAGCAGGCGTGCGCGCGCCCTGGTCACGGCCTTGCCACTGGACCCACCCTCCCGCTCCTCGCGTTGCAGGACAGACCGGCCGTCCAGCTTGGCGGTCTGCTTCATCAGGCGGTTGACCCCGTCCTCGGACAGCTGGTCGTACACCACGTCCTCCACGTAGAAGGTCCCCTCCCGTGTCATGGAGAGAAGGACGCCTGCGGTCCAGTCCGCGTCCGGGTTCTCCCATGCCTCGGTGCCGGCGATGTCCCAGCCCCGCACCCGGATGAGGACGTCCTTCGGTGCGTGCTCCACGATCTCGAACCAGTCCCGCTTGAACAGGCCACCACCCTCGGGGGCCGGTCGCTGTTGCAGCTGTCCTGCCGCACCGTAGGGACCGAGGACCAGGGTCAGCTTGCGGACCTTCTTGTACGTGAACAGGTCCGGCCACAGTAGTTCGCCAGGTTCGGTCCTGGGGTCCAGCGGGTCCGGTTGCCAGTCGGGGTCCGACTCGCGCGATACCTCGTACTGCATGGGCAGGCACAGGTGGACCCACTCCCCGTTCTCGTCCGCGTCCAGGAGGTACCCCGTGAGGTCCTTCTCGTGGAGGCGCTGCATGATGATGACGGTTGCCACGTCCCGGGCCACGCCTCGGGTGGACAGTGTCTGGGTGTACCAGTCGTTCGCCCGCTTGCGGTACTTGTCGGACCGTGCCTGGTCTGCCGAGGTCGGGTCGTCAATGATGATGACGTCCGGGTGCTCCCCGGTACCACGCCCACCGACGGACGTGGCGATGGCCCAGCCCTTGCCCTCGGTCTCGAACTTCTCCTTGCGGTTGGTCTCACCCCTGAACCGGACGCCGAACAGGGCTTGGTACCAGGGGGACTGAACGATGTCCCGGACCTTGACGTTGTCCCGGTTCGCCAGGTCCTGACCGTAGCTCGCCTTCAGGTACCGCCTGCTGTCGTCCGAGGCCCACTCCCACGCCGGCCACATGACCGACACCAGCAGGGACTTCATACACCCAGGCGGGACGTTGATGATGAGGTTCTTAATCTCCCCGCGGGTCACCGCTTCCAGCTGCTCGCAGATCAGGCGGATGTGCCAGTTGTCCACGAACGGCTGGGTCGGTTCCACGATGGGCCAGACCGCCTTCACGAACTCGTAGAGCTCCACCTTGGCAAGCTTGCCCTGGACCAGGGACAGCTCGTGGTGGAACTCGGTTCGGGTCATGGTGGCTTGTGCCGGCATGTCGGTAGGGTACACCTTGGAAGGACAGCAATGGCAACGGGGACCGTCCCAGTACCGGACAGAGCCGTTCGAGCAGTCGATACCGTCTCGACGCCTCGACCGCTCAATGTGCCGTCCCCAGGCGTCCACGTACCGCCCTGATACTGTCACCCTGGCGGGGTCAGAATACGTGCTGCTAGCCCACGATCCCGGGATGATTATGGAGGGCACAATCACCAGTCGGGACGGCTCGAGCCCTCGAGAATGCAGGGAACCCGAAAGTGCCTTCCCGACGGTTCCACGTAGGGGTGGCTATCTGCCGTTGTCGAGGGGTCACGACGGTGCTGCCTACCCCATGATCCTTAGATGATTATGGAGGGCAGTCGCCGGGGTCGAGACGTCGAGCCCGCCTCGATGCCTCTAGCGCCTCTAGCGGTGTCCGGTCTTGGGAATTTCGGGGTGGCTCGATAGGTTCGAGGCGTCGCCTCCGCCTCGGCGCCTCGACCGCCTCTAGTGGGGGTGAAACAGGTGTCCGGAACCGGCCAGAGTCCTAGAGGCCGCCTCGACGCCTCGAGTGTCTCGAACGCCTGTCGCGCACCGTACAGGGCGCGGGGTGTCCCGCATGGACTTATATGGGTACCAGGACGATCGGGCGTTAGACGCCGACTCCGACGTCGTGGGCCATCGCCCTGATGATTACGCCCAGGGGGATCCGCAACGGGATACCAGGCCATGCCCCCAGGGTCCACCGCCAGCACGCCCGCCTCTCGACCAGGACCCAGTACTTCATCGTGGTAGCCGCCTTGCCCCGGTGTACTGGAACACCCCACCACCGAACGCCCACGACACACCCGGGGTCCGCCAGGTGGGGGCACCGCCGAACCTGATGAGCAACCAGGCCCATTGCCGGGTCTGCGCCGGGACGCCCGCATCCTCCCAGGCGTCCATGAGATCCTCGTCCGCCAAGGTGCGGTCCTCGATGGTGCCCCCGTAGTAGTAGCTCCGGTCATGGGCCAGGCACCCCTCGGTCGCGTCAGGCCACCGGCTGAACAGCCAGAGGTTGAACCGCCTGCGCAGGGCCTGGGGTCCTACCGAGAGGGCGGAGCACCCGTCCGACATGCTGGCTGTCCACGGTGGCAGCTTAGGCATGGGCTGCCTCGGCCGCCAGGGCCGCAGCGGTCTTCCTGGCCCGTAGCATCAGGGCCGCCTGGCGCATGGTGATCTCGATGGCGCCAGCGTTGACCGCCTTGCGCCGCATCTCCAGGCAGATGTCGAAGTGCTCGGTGGCCCGGCCTGGGTTCTGGACCCACCGCCTGGCCACGCCGACCCGGTCCGCCATCGTCATCAGGTCCTCGGTGCAGTCGGCAATCATGTGGCACATGATCATCCTGCCGTAGGGCTTGGCCATGTTATCGACGTATACGCTCACTCGTCTTCCTCCACCAGGCGCCGCCCAGCCTCGGCCAGTAGCTCCACCTGGTCCGGGCACATGGCAACCAGGTGGTCGACCAGCTCCAGTGCGCGGTCGAAGTCCGTCCAGTCGTATGGCGCATCGGGTCGCAACGGTGGCCGCCAGTCGTCCAGGACGATGGTGCGCTGGATGATGGTCGGTCCTGACCCATCGTGGAGCCTACCGTCCGGGGTGGTGGTCCACACCCGGCGCGAGGGTCGGAAGACCCCGTCCTCGTCCTTCTCCATCTCGATGTCCTGCCTGATGCTTAGCAGCTTGCCCATTGTCTCACTCCAGCCATTCGACTTCGATCGACTCCGTCTTCCATACCAGGAGGAAGTCGATCAGCTGTGCGATCACCGCCGCCGGGCTGGCCACCTGGATCTCCTGGCGGGTGAAGAAGTCCGGCACATCGAAGGTCAGGCCGGCTGTCAGGGGGATCCCGGTGGTGATGTCAATCCGCTGGGCCCAGGTACGCTCGGGCATGTCCTTGGTCGTGAAGATGCCGGTGTAGATTTCGGTGACGCCCTCCCGGTTCACCTTCAGGTCCTTGGCGTCCACGATGCTCTTCACGTTGCGCAGTAGGTCCAGGAGACCGAGGGTGGGGCTACCCGCCGAGGACCGCAGCAAGATGTCGTCCCAATCCGGCTGCGGTTCCCCAGTCTGCTCGATGATGGTGATCTCCCAGACGTGGTTCTTCTCTTCCATCGGCACCATGCACCTCCGCCCAGTAATAGACGAACGGCGTCCCGACCTGGGTGGTGGGACGCCGTTGGTCTGTCCATCCTGCTGCTGAACCGGTACACCTAGCCCAAGCGTATGATGACAAGGACCAGCTGCCACAGCATGAAGAGGCCGAAGCCTCCGAGCAACCACGTGCCCGCCCTGCTGCTTGCCGTGTACGTCCTCATGTCGCGCCTCCTTCTGTCCGTGTTGACTCGTGTGTCCTGTTACCTATACACCGCCCTGGTCGGCGGACGCAACCCCACGCTGGTCGAACCCCCTGGGTCGGTGGTCCTCGCAGAACCTGAACCACACCTCGCCCGTGGCAGTCCACACACACTCCATGACCGGGGGTTCCTCGCAGTTCCCCCTGCTGCACTGGAGGTCCTGGAGCTCGGGGTACTCCCTTGCGGCCAGGTGTGCTGTCTCGCTCATGGCCTGTCTCCTATCGGGATGACCTTGCGACCGACCTGGTTGACGGCCGCCTCGCGGATCTGCTGGTCGGTGAAGCACCAGTCGCAGGCCCGGCAGTACCACGCCCCCACCTTCTCCCCGTTGTTCGGGACCAGCTTACCTCGGCACTTGAGGCAGCGTTGCAGGTGGCTCACTCGCCCCTCCGGATCTGCCGGTAGGCTTCCTCCATCTTGTCCTCAGCGGACAGGGGCTCGTCCACCTGGTCCACGGTCGTGGGGACCGGGGCCACCCACCCCGCCAGCTGTGCCAGCTTGGTAGCCAACCACAGCCGGAAGAAGAACTGTCGCCGGTTCTTCAGGACCAGCTGGATCTCGAGTGTCCCGAACGTACCCGACCGGGCCTCCGCCATGAGGTCCACCTCCACCGACTGCTGCATCGCGTTGCGCTTGAACATGTACTGCCCGTCCTCTCCGTACCTGTCTGGGTACCGTCCTCGTAACCGTCGTGCCATGTACCCGTCCGCCGAGTACGCCTCGCTCATGGTTCCTCCTGGTAGATCCTCGCGTCCCCGTGGAACTCGTCCGTCCACAGAAGCCGGACGTCGCGCGGCGGGCCGTCTGCTGGGTAGACCTGGACCACGATCACGGCAGGCCACACCTCGGCCTGGATCGCCCGGGTCTCCGCGCAGCCGTTGTCGAACACGTACCGCACCGCCAGCTGGCTCACGCCTCGTCCTCAGTAGTGCCCTGGTGCAGCCCGTGTTCCGGCGTCCAGACTGGCTGGTCGTTCTTGTCCGCACCCTCCAGCTTCTCCCGCTTGGCCAGCTCGTCCATCCAGTTGTCGAACAGGGAGGCGGCCAGGGACACCACCGCACCGAGGGGCGTGTCGTACTGTCCGCTGGTCTGGAACGCACCGTTGCTGCCCGGCTCCTGGACCGATGCCTCGTACCGGTCCCGCTCGCAGGTGATGATGACCTGGGTCATGCCTCGTCCTCCACGATGGTTGCCCCGGCCAGCTGTGCAGCCCGCGCCCGCAGCTCGTCAGGTGTCTCGGTGACCGGCCCTACCAGGAGAGGTCCCCCGTCCTTGCCGGTGACCTCGTGCTTGGTGACCACCAGCCCCAGGAGCTTGGCGAGGTCCATGATGGACGCCCGCTTGTCGTGGAGCTTGAACTTGACCTTCTTGACGTCCCGGGCCTCGTCACCCCTCCCCTCCACGTAGTCGTCCACGGTGATCTCGTTGATGGCTGCTGCCTGGTCCCGGGTCAGTTCGGACAGGTCGATGTACGGGTCGCCGTCGGACCCGATGCGGATGAAGTCCTCCATGTTGACCATCGCCAGCTTGGCCAACTCCTGGGCAAGGAGCTCCTGGGTGATCTCAAGCTTCACGGACACCTTCCGCTGCCCCGCCTCGATGGCCTCTCGGATTTGAGGTTTCCTTAGGTTCTCGTGTCCCGTCTGCGCCGCGGCCCTGGGAGCGTACCCTGCGGCGAGGGCTGCCGCGGTGGCGTTGGGGTCCAGCAGGTAGTGCTGGACGAACAGTCTCATCTTCGGTGTCATCTTCATCTCGGCCTCTCGTCTTCCCCGCGGCTTAGCAGGTTGAACCCCCTGTACAGCCGTGCCTCATTGTACCCACCACGTACCCGGTCGATGCTGTCCTCGTCACGCTGGGTGTCGTTCATGTTCGCCCATGCCTCGTGCTCCTGGTCTGGGGTCCAGGACTTCACGGGACAGTGTTCCCGGTCGAACCCGGTGGCACTGATGGCCGGCGCGTCCGCGATGGGTCTACCCACCGTCATCCCATGTCCCCCTCTCCTTGGCGTCTAGAAGGACTGCGTCCCGGTACTCGTAGGGTAGTGCCTTCATGATGCCAGCGATGTCGCGTTCAAGGCCAGTCGGTCCCCGTTCCCAGATGTCCTGGACCTCCTGGCTGAATGGGTCTTCCCAGAAGCAGTCCTCGATGTTGTCGTCATCCAGCTGTACATGAAGCATGCCCCCGACAATGCCCTCGGGTGTCTGGTAGTGCCTTGCCACCATGTGCCCTGCCACCTTCACCAGGTCGTCCAACACGGCAGCGAGGGGATGGAACCCGGACACCGATGGGGACGCCTGTACCGCCCCCTGTCGGACGAACTCCCTGGCGTCCTCTACCTGGTCCCCGAAGAAACGGACGTCGTCACACACCTCGACCAGCGCTGCCAGGAGGTTGCGCAGGGTGCAGGGTTCACAGATGTCGTCCACCACCCCATGCGGGCAGGGGCCTGTTGCTTCGATGGGTCCTGCCATCAGTCGTCCCTCCCCCACTTGGTCTGCAGTCGTCGGACCAGGTCCTCCACGTCCAGGGAGACCGGTACCCCGGGTCCGTTGACGTCGTCCTGGTGCCATACCACGTCCGGTGCCGGTACCTGGACCTCGATGGTGTCGGGGACGATGTGAAGCGTCAGGGTCATTGGTCCCCCAGGTGGCGCGTGCAACTCGATGAGGCCGACCACCTTCGCCATGTCTACCCCGTTCACGATGACGTCGCTCTTGCACGCACCCCGCAGTACCAGCTTCACGTCGATCGGGTTGCTCATGCCACCTCCCACCTTGCCCACTGGAACCCTGCGGAGACGCAGGCGTCGTGGAGCTGTCCGATAAGCTTGGGGTCCAGGTCCCCCCGGGTCTGGCACCTGCTGCACTTGACCTGCGTGGCCTCGTTGCCGTGGTACTGGGGGACGGACTCCCCACTGACCACCCACCACACGGGGTCGGTGTCCGGTTCGTCCAGGCGGCGAACCTGTACTGCCGCGTCGGTCCCTGCCACGATGGAGTACTCGGCCGAGTCGCAGTCGTCCTGTTCCGCCCACTTCTCCGCTGCCTCTTGGGCGTCGGTGGCGTACACCCGGTCCGCCTCGTCCCAGTCCTCATGACGGTCCTCGGTGAACACCAGCCAGACGGGCTTACACCTGTGCCGCTTCGTCCATGCCCACTCCGAGCAGGTGGGACACCGTTCGTAGTCACTTGCCATAGGAGTCCGCTCCTAGTTCATGCACATGAGTTGAGGGTACGGTCCCGGGATGCCTATGTCCCCTCCCCAGGTAGGGTTGATCTCCAAGTGGATGTGCGGGCAGGTGCAGCGCCCGCCGTTCTGGTCGGGACAGGCGGACCGGTGTATCTCCACCACGTCCACCACGGTCCCGGGCGGGTACCGTCGCGCGACGTCCTGGACGACTGCGTTCGCCAGGTGGGGGTTCACGTTGCGTACCACCACCGGGGGCAGGAACGGGTTGATGGGTCCTCGTCTCATGTCGTCCATGTTACGACCTCCCTCCCTAGCTTAGCTCCAGGTACCGGTTCAAGAACAACCGCTCGGCCAGAGCAGGTGCCAGTGGTTCGATCGGTTCCGGCGGCCACCTGGT